AATACTATAAGGTGTACTGTACGGGTAATCTGTGGTTTAAATCTGACAACGGATACTATCCCCCACATCAATAATATGAATCCTATCCATATAAAATCTAACATTATCTATGTATTATTCCAATAGGAATGACTCTTTTTTGTCATTCTTGTCGAAAGGGTTAGGGTATTTCTTTTTAATTATGTCATATTTGTGTTCCCAAGATGGGATTTCAAAAAGACACTTATCATCGATGTATACATCTGCTGATATCTTACGGGTATCACAACCATATAATTCTAAGATATGAGGAGCGTTCACATTAAAGTGATGGTATTTGATACCACGTAGTTTTAAGAAGTCCTGTGCCATTGTAGCAGCCTTGTGTACCCCTGCATCTGTTCTGCAAGTATTGATGATAATCATATATCCTTCATCATACAGCTTATTGATGGTTTCTTTAGCACCCATGCGCTCTCTACCTATCTCTGGGTAATCTACTGTACAAACTGTACCATCGAAGTCTACAGCTAGTACTACATGTTCTGGTTGATAAATCTTATCCGTGGCAAACGGTTTTTCTAATTCCATTCTTTCTTTTCTAAGTTTTAATGCATAATGCATTGTTTGCATTGCAGCCATTTGACCGTCCAATATACGCTGAATTTCCAATTGAAATAACATTATCGTAGGATTTTAGAGAATACATCAATCACTCTGTACTCAAGGTCTTCTAATGTACTACCGTTAGGTATTACTAGGTCGGCTTTTTCAAACAGGTTGATATCAAAACTGTCTTCTGGCTCATGTGGTTTACGTGGGTCATATACCCCAACTATTAGGTCAAACAATCCTTGGTTCAAACACTCTTCTATTTCCGCATCGCTACGCATTCCTACGTACATGTCAGACGTTTCAAGTATACCCTTGGCTAACAGAGCCTTATCAAACCTATTGTAATCACAGATAAGGTCGTGCCATTCCGCTCTGTGGTTCACCCTATCCTTAAAGCATTCCTCTGGGGATTCGTAACCATACTTTTCTTTCAACGCTTCGTTGATGAAGATTTCAGCAGCAGCTTGTGATGAAGACTTGAAGGTTAATCCAAAGTTTTCGTTAATCATTTCCGCTACAGTATCTTTCCCATGTCTTGCGTGACCTATAATTAATAATCTCATAACTGATTTAATTTTTGTTGTTTTTCGTTATCCCAATATCCTTCACAATCTCCATCCGCATCAGGTTGAAAATATCCATACGATTGTCTATATCGACTGGGAGTTGCTGTAAACCTGTAACAACCTTCCTTTCTAAGGCATGATTGATTTTCACACATTGATATATCACTCATTGTCTTTGTTTTATATTTGTGATGCCTCAAAGCACGTACCACTACAATAACCTTCCTTAATTACGGGTCTTCCGCACTCTGCGCATTCAAATTCTGCATCCTCTGGGGGAGTACAGGGTCTATATTCTGTATACATATTATCGTTTTTTTCAGTTAATATCTTTCTTCCAATCACCTGCTATTATAAAAATGCTTCATCTGGTGTTATCATCGGGAGTTTCATTTTGGATTGCTCTCCAATGCCGAAGAAATCTCTTCTCCATTCTTTTAACGGACTCATTCTGGTATCTGGGTCAACAAAATCTGAACCATTCCAGAATTGTAGCTTAACAGCTTCATCGTCACCTCGTGTAAGGTTACCGCCTGTATCGCTATCCTTAATTTTATCGACGTGTAGTTCTGTAAACATGAACTCTTCTGGATTCTTGACCTGTCTGTGAATTACATAGAAGTCATCTGCTCTGTTCGCCCATATAGCACCACCATCAATGTGAGACTTGTACGGTCTCGGAATATTACCACTATCATCAATCTTGAGTCTTCGTGCCTCTGTGATGGAGTGAGCATTCACGTATACTGTACAAAATTTCTCGCTGAATATTCTAATCTCGGATATTGCACGGGTATGATATTCATATGAACTCAAACCTGCACCGACACCTTTATAATCCAACGCTAAAGAATTGTACGGGTCTATCAGAAAACCTTTGATTGCAGGGTCTTCCTGACATAATATCTGACCAAACTTAACCAAATCAAACACCGTGTATACCTTATCCTTACGGATAAAGTAAAAGTGTTCGTTTACAAACTTCTTCACTAATTGCAATTGAGCCTGTGATGCCTCCTTGGTACTACGTCCAAGTATAAAGTCCATCAGCTTAATCTTAATCTTGGCAATGTCATTTTCTGGTGAATAAATAATCCATTTCCAACCATGTTTCGCAGAAGCAACAGCACATAACCACCATACTAAAGTAGATTTACCAACGTTATCATGACCAAGGAAAACAGAAAAGTTGTTCTCCTTCAATCTGAAATATTCATCTAACCATGGTATACCGATTGGTTTACCCATTTCAATACCATTGATAAGAATATCCATCATCTTTCTATCAACTTCATTACGGTCGATAAGGAAAGTAAATCCCCTTTCTTCATCCGCAAACTGTTTACGTGACAATGTGATTTTGAACTCATTCTCAATCTCTTCGATTTGATAGATTGGCTTAGTCTTACCTTGCGCCAACCCATCTTCAATAGTACCAAACGCTAATTCAACATCATTAGGACTCTTTGCTTGTATCCTGTCACGTAGCATTTTACGTGCATCATTTTCGTCAACAAGTCCAGAAGCAATGTAGCCACCCATCAAATAGGCAGCTTTAACCAATGTTCTGTGCTTATCACCATCCTTTGCCCTATCAATCATTTCAGCAGCAACAGCAACCTTCTTAAAGTCGGTCATGCCTGTGCCTTTTTTGATTGCAGCATCATCAATAACATCAGCTTCGTTGACCACCATAAACTTGGTGTACACAACAGCCTGTTCATTAATGTAGATATCAGGGTCGTAACTCATAAAGCAAACCCTAGACTCATTAATACTGGTACTATCTACTTTCAGACCCATGTTCTGTAGGTCATCCAGTATCGACCTGTAATGATTTCTATGCATGGCAATATCAGCAGGTATTCTATACAGAACTTTCAACTTCCCACTAGGGGAATCGAATACTGAAAATACATGCTTGTCGGTCTTGAAGTGCGCTTTCCACTTCTTAACTTCTTCATCGTTCTTGAAGTCATCCAAATCAATGATAGCCAGACCAGAGTGTTTGGATAAGGAAGCATCATCTCTATAGGAATCGTACTGCTTACCTGTACTCCTGCTAGTCTTATGTATTGGTTTACCACAGTATCCAGAAAAGACAACTGCACCCAACTTCTTTTTCAGTAGGTTACGTGCTTCTTCATCACCAGACAATAGCCTGACTTCCTCAATGACTTCTTTCAAGCCATTATCACCAGAACCAATCCTCTCCAAGACTTTCATAACGTCTACCTTGGTGGGTGGTGTGGTGATATCCTTTATGTCTTTAAATACTGAAACAATCATACATCTATATGTTTAATCGTGATAAGCGTATGCGAAAGATACGAGTACCAACATTACTACCCAAAATACTACTAATGCTATCTTCTGTTTCATTTCCATTTCTCTATTAAGGATGCAATAGTTACTACTAAAAAGAAGACTACTTCCATTCCTACGATTATGATTATCGGTAACCACAATGGGGCAGTAATCCACCACCATGACCAATCAATAACCTCTGTAAGTTTTAATACTAAGAATACTAAGAAAAGTATAAATGACCATGGGAAATTTACACTCACTTTGTTTATTACCTTTGTCATATCTTTTTGATTAAATAAGTATTTAAAAATGCTTTCTTGTCGTAACCAGTAGCCATTAACTCTCTAGCCAATGCATCGGTTTCGTTATTACACACACCACGCATCCCATAATTACTCAACTCACGGATTATAGTGCGTTGCTCTTGGGAATTGTCAGGATTAAAATCCTCTGGTACTTCCAATACGTATGTGTTGAATTTCTCTCTATTGAACAGGGTAGCAGCACGTAGGTATTTTTTCATCCTTGGGTCTCTGCCCCATTCTTTATGTTTGTGGTGAATAACAGCTTTCATCTTACGTAAACTATGTCCTTCTTCCACCCTAGCAGAAATGTGCTGCAGAAATACATCAGGTACACTTTCGCTTGAAT